GTGGCAGGTAAGCAGGCTGTCATTCCCTGGGATGAGGAGCTAAGGCGATTAGTGCAGGAGATAAAGGCCGACAATCTAGGCCGTGGCAAGCAAGGCCCCACACTGTTCTGCAAGCGGGATGGTATGCCCTACAACAAGGATAAGTTTCACAGTCGCTGGCAATACGGAATGCGGAAGGCGATGCATGAAGGCCACGTCGAGCGATTTACCGAGCATGATATCCGGGCTAAACATGCGACCGATGCCGATGAGCAAGGCTATGACGCCATGACTAACTTGCAGCACAGCGACCGTCGAACGACTGAGGTCTATCTACGCGCTAAGCGAGTGTTGACGGTAAGTACGTTAGGAGCGGAAGAGTTCTTAGAAGATTAGACATTAGTCTATTGTGCACTGGTCTAGCGAAAGCAGTATAACGGCAGGTGTTCCCCTCGTTATATTTTCGCCCTTTTTTGACGCCTAGAAACAAAAAAAGGAACCAGCTAAGTAGCTGATTCCCTTAATGTTTTGGCGGAGGGACAGGGATTCGAACCCTGGATAGGCTATTAACCTATGCCGGTTTTCAAGACCTACCCATTCAGCCGCCAGCTATCATAACCAACTGATTTAAATAACATAAAACGCTGGGCGCAGTGTGTACCAAACAACCCACTTTCTCAATTTTAGCCAGCTAGACACACTAAATTGCAAACCTCTGGCACAATCTGGACACATCGATTAAGTGGATAGGTGAAATTATGTATAGCGGAATGGCGCATCAATGGATGGAAAGCATAGGCATAACTGCAGCATGGGTTCAGGCTTGGGGGTCTATCGGAGCCCTATGCATTGCAATTGCACTGGCTTTTTATAATCAAAAACGTGAACAAAAAAGAGAAAAAGCAAAACAAGTTCAGTATATGGAGGCGATCTCAGCTATCAGCAGCGAGGCCTTACAAGCTGTATCTTCTATCATCTCGGAAATGCGCTCAGGTTCGATACATGACAATGACATCACGACCAATGAACTTGATCGATGCGCTCAAGCACTGGCCACAATTACCCTAGAATCCCTACCAAATGCCAAAGCCTACATGGCTATTTACCAGCTACGAAAGGAAATTCAAGGAATTGGCTACATCGTCTCATGTCAGCACGATTACGACTTAGTCATTTCCTCTAGCACATTAGATGAAGTCTCAAAGGCTGCGGCGCGGCTCAAGCAAGCCGATGAAGAGTTTTCAAAAGCGCTGAGGCTTGCTAGGTGATAACCAGCCTTTGTAATCCCACTTTCTTTCTCACCAATAACAAAAAGTTTTTGGTCGAGGCTTAGAATTATGAGTGCAAAGTGAAGAAGAGCTAGCAATGAGAATTCGAGAATAATTTTGCCTTCCATGGCAACTTTGAATCCATTCATGCGTTATCTTCCATGTGAGACGCTTCCGACTTCTTTGCGGCGTTCCCTGGCGTCACGCACTCATATTAGCAGAGTTATAAAACCACTGATGTAATAGATCGCGGACAGTTTTTGTAAGCTATGGCTTACACAAACACAAAAAAACCGCCGTTCGGTATTACCCATAAGCGGCAGTTTTCATTAGATATTCTTGGTCGGAGTGTCAGAATTCGAACCTGCGGCCTTTGCAACCCCATTTTCACGCGACTATCAAAGTAAGCTATTGATAATAAATAGATACTATTACATTTTAGCGCCAGCCAATACGGCCAATACGCTCTGTAAATATCAACAGGTTACATGCTAGTTTTCAGTTAGAAAATGGACAGGCAGCAGTATCAACCACGGTCGCTCCTGCCATGCGGCCTCCCGCCTAAGCCGCACATTTCCCACCTTCCTATGCTTACATTCTTTATATTGGTTGCACCCAGTCAACAACCAAACCGCAACCATATAAGATAATTGATCAGGAGTAAGGGTTGCCCGTAGCTGTGAAGTAAATGCGGTCGCCATTAGCTGAAGAAGAAACAGACCGCTCCAAAATCACATTAAATTTACAAATGGTTTCCTTTCCGTTCTCTTTAACTACTCCTTTAAATGTTGCGGTTCCTTTATCAGATAATTCAAAAAGGACACCAGCACTGGACGGAATAAACCAGCCGTCACATGCCTTAAGGCCGCGGCGTGACGGAACAACCTGCGCTTCCCCTACGCCCTCAATTCCATTCATCCACGCTTGATTCATACAGTCACCTTTATTTGAGTTTTATTTGTACCCGCTACTGCAGTCGACCATAAGCACACTGGACTGACAATCCCTCGAAAGTGCAGCGGATTTTGAATCCGCTGCGGCGATTATCAAGGGCTGCGCTTGCACAAGGCTTTATTGATAAATCAGCACCTTACAGATTTACTATACTTACATACAGCACATTGGTCGCACTCAGTCTGCGACCAAATTGCGACCATGCTAAACCCCCGCGTTGTGCGGGGGCTTTCTGCAGGCATAAAAAAACCGCTTGCGCGGCTTACGTGCCTACTACTAACCCTCCCTACTTAGTCATGCTCAGTCGCCCAGCTCAGCTCTAAAGCATCCACATCGCCCGCCACCACCGCATCGACGTGCTGCGCTTCCATCGCAATCAAAATAGCGCGGCGCTGGCCGATCTTGCGAAGCGCGTCTTCTACATCAATCACGGGGTGATTAACGTGATGCTGGCCAGCGCTGTCTTTCCAGCTTGCAAACGTGGTCATGCCCGCATCAGCGGCGGCGGTTAGCGCTTCCTGCATTGCCTGGCGGTTTTCGGGGCTGCCGTCGTAGCGTATGCCGTTAACTGTCACGCCAAGCGTCTCAGCTTTTTTGCGCTGCGCTTTTACGTGTGGCTCTACTTGTGCGCGCTGGTAGTCGAGCAATTTAGCGGCATCAAAAAACGCGGTGTCGTCGCTCTCTGTTGTGCCGTACTGCACGTAAACGCCCGCATCGTGGGCGCTCACTCTAGCGCCTTGGATGGCGTCTAGCCGCTGTTGCTGCTCGGGCGTTAGCGTTAGCGGCTCTATCTGCAAATCAGACAAATGGCCGTGCTGAGCGATTAGTTGCTCATAGTAGCGGCGGTCGTCTGCGTAGTGTGTGCGCTCGATGTCGCCGTCGACGAAGCGGACGCGGTACTGCATGGGAGTCATATCAGGGCGAATCATATGATAAATCCTCTGGTATTAAGTGGCAGGTATAAGCTCAAGCACGGGCCGCCAACCGTAGCCGCTAAACGCGCTGTACGCGTAGTTGCGAGAGAAGTCCGCGAGGTCACCAGTGCCACGAAGGGCGCGGTTGGAGGAGATGGTGTCACTCATCGCCTGGCACCATGCGGCGCGGCCATTGCCCGTGCCAATATTGAGATCGGCATTGCTGAAGGTGGCCCAGTTGCCCCCCGTCTGCGGGCCGCCGTGGCGGTCAAGGCGCAGGCCATCAGTGCCATCATCAGTCGGCACATCAGTGTGCACCCGATACATCAGCTCATTCCACTCAGATCCGCCGCCGACGTCCATTTGAGGCATGTCATCGGTGAAAAATAGCGAATCAGATTCTGGGAATGGGTCAGCGCCAGCGCCCGTTAGCAGCCGCACGATAAAACGATTGCCGCCGTGCTCAACCGTTGTGTACTGATTGACGGGCGTGCCCCTCGGATATTTACCGTTATCGTTCGTGCCGTAAACGATGCCGCGCGCGTATAGATGATCCCAGCTCACAGAGTGCATAAACGTCTGTTTGGCAACAAAAAGCACCTTGCCCTTGCGCGCGAATTTGAGCCAGCCCGCGTTACTGTTTTGCAGCACGCCTTCGGTAACGCCAAGCTCGAATGCTAATCGGTCGCCGCTATAAAACTCGGCGGCGGATACTTCGCCGAAATACCCGGCACTCATGTCGCCCGCAATCAGCTCTTGTGGGCCCGGGCCGTAGGCAAGCACGGCACTGCCTGCGTTACTGCTCACGTAGTAGACCGATACAAACAGCTGCAGGCCGCTGCCGCTGGCAATAAAGCGGTCTCCGGCTTCAAGGTTAAAGCTCTTTTCAAGCGCCACTTCATCCGCTACGGCTTTTGCGCTAAATACGGTGTGCGTGGTGTTGCTTGCGGCGTTGAAATATTTCAGCGTCAGGTTACCGCTACCGGTGCACAGAATACTGTGGGCGGTGGCTTCCGTGCCCTGGGGTACTGTAAAAATCGTTTGATCACTACCCGTAAGGGTTTTGGCGTGGGTGCGTAAGGCCATGTTATATCCTCAAAAAATTAACGATGTGAGCAGCGGATCGGGACGGGCGTTGAGCTTTATCAGCGCTTCTTGAGATGCGAGCTTAAGCACCGGCTCAGCCGCGCCGTTGCTGTTGCGGTATAGCTGCAGATAGTCACCTTCCGGCACTTTGAAAAACTGGTCGGCGGTGGTAGCGCCCAACCCCTGCGAAACGCTGGAGTAAGTGCCCGCGGCCTCTTGCGCTGATGCGGTGGCGGCGGCTGCCGCTTGCGTGGCCGTTGACGCGGCTTTTTCTGCTGTCCCTTTTGCGCTCACCGCCTGAGCGGCGGCGCTGGTAGCGGTCAGTCGGTCTGAGCGAGCCTGGGCAGCACTATCCTTTGCGTTGCCCGTAACGGCCACCGCATTTTTAAGCGCAGGCACGAATCGATCCCGATGCCCGTCATTACCAAGGCCTGTGCTGGGATTGTCGTCATCACTGACGGTACTGCCGTCGCCGCCCAACTCCGGCGGAAATGTGACGCTTGCCATAGTGGCTCCTTACAAGAAATGCATTAACAGGGGGTCTGGCAGCCGATTAACATGCTTGCGCAGCGCATACGCTTCGCTTGCTGCCGTTCCCGATGGGTCAAAATCCGCTACGTCAGCACCAGCAGCGGTGCCCGCGTCGGTTATCTGGCTGAGCGTGTGCGTGTGCGAATCCGGTGGATACGTCGAGGGCTTGCCAGTGACCTCAGAAAACTCAGGCCAGCGCGTGGCAGTGCTGGGCTTGCTGCTTATTTCATTCCAGTCATGCCCATGAGTTGCGTCCGCTTTGCCTGCCAGTAGCTGATCAATCTCACTGCGGGTATAGCGGTCGGTGATGTCGCGGATCTGCTCGCCAAAACGCATATAAATGCGCTCGCTGGCAAGATTGATAGCAAGATCCCCTTCATCAATGTCGCTGACTGTTGGCACTGCGCCCGCGTCATTAGAGATACGCAGTCCAACGTATTGGCGTGGACTCATTACAGTATCTCCCTGAGGTTTACGGCGTTGGTGTAGGTCGCGTAATACGGGTTAACCAGCGGGTTAACGCTTGATAACCGCCCAACAAACGACTTGGCGAACGATTGCGGGCCAGGTGTCTCGTTTTCGGTGTAGAACACCTCTTTATGCAGCCCTTGACGCCTCATCATTGCGTGGATCTGCGAGAATCCCTCTTCTTCTGACAGGTGCGACAAATCAAACGACACGGTGCGTCGCGCGCTTTTTGGGTCCGCGTATTCGGTTTCGTCTTCGTTATCAGCGGTTTCAAATGTGGTGCCAATATCTAGCCCGTACTGAATGCCCCAGCTCGCGTTGAATCGCCCGCGCCATGCATTGGCAATGAATGCGCGACCAATACGAACAGCGCCGTCGGGGTTAGTGGGGTTGTCGATCTCAATCCGCACCCGTCGGCATACCTGGGGCCTGTCGGCAAACATCCAAGCAATGGGCGTAAAATCCTTGCGGTCATCTTCAAACGGTACGCCGCTCCAATAATTGGGATCTTCCCAGTTCAGCTCAGAGCTTGAGTAAACGGCGGGCCATACCCGCCGCCAGCCGCTGTCCCACATTTCATTTGTTGCACCGGCATCGCGGAAGATGCGCATTCGCCACCGCGCGGCAACGCTCAGGTTGTGCTTGGCGATCAGTCCCATGGCCACCGTTCTGAAGCGCGGGAACGTCACATCAAACTGGGTGCTCGAGGGGGTTAGGTCTGCGGTTTCAGCTATCTCGGCATACACCGGGTCTTGCAAGTTGCTACGGGGTAGCTCGGCACTCCAAGCCCCACCGCTCAACGCCGCTTCGTTGACATAGTTCGGCCAACATAGCGTGCTGTGTCTATCACCCTCTTTCATATTAGCCCCATAGAGTTAACGTTAAGCGGTTGCTAGAGGCGTCAATTTCACGCCCGACTACCAAAAATACACGCCCGGCGGCATACCCCAGGCGAGGCGTGATCAGTCGGACGGGGTCATTGATGCGCAGCGCGGGGGCCTCGCCAATACGCGCCTCCACTGTCACGCTATCTCGACGCACGGATGTCAGCGCCAGCACCCGGTTAGCCACACCTCGGCCCTGGGCGCGGGTGGCTAGTCGGGTAGCAATACGCAGGTCATCGGCCAGCGGGTGGCGGCTACGTGTCGCCGCATCCGTGGCCACCGCCTCGCGAATGGGATTTTCCAGCCTAGCGCGGCGGGCCTCACTGACAACGCCCGCCAAATCGTTTTGCGTGGTTTCGATGGGGTCAGCCTCCACCACCACCTCAGCCACCGGCAAGCCGTTACTGCCTGCCCCGGTAGAATCGCGGGTAATGTCGAGTATCCGATGGTCACGTAGCGTCAACACTGGTGAGCCGGGCGGCTCAATCAGTCCGGCGCGCACGGCACCGGTCTCATCAATCCGACGATAACCACCGATGCTGACAGCGATACGATCCAGCAAATCGCCGGTCGTCACCTCATCTGTGATCAGTAAGCGCAGGTCTCCAACGGCATTCAGCGGGGTAACGTCCTCAGCGGCCATGCTGTGCCCGGCATCGCTGACAATCGCGGCCATCACATCGCCCGCTTTTGTTTGCGCGCCGTTGGCATCCAGCGTTATTTGCCCAGCGGGCGCGACACCCAAGCGGATATAACCCTGATAGCGTCGCCATTTACCGCGCGGCGGCTGCCAGTTATCCCAACTACCCACGGCAGGGCCAACACTTTCGAGATCCGCTAAGCTGCTGTAATCGCCATCAAACTGCAGCGGCACACCGTTGTCATAAACAGCAGTCACCGTGCAATCAATATCACTGATCTGGTAGATCAATTTGTGTGGATTGACCATCACCGGCTGAGCGTTGCGCGTCTGACCATAAAGGCGTGGCTTGACGGTACCGCCAATGTCGTCGTCCGTGCCTTCCAGCCCATCCGGCGCGACGTTGGTACCGGCATAGCGGGTGTTAGGGTGCGGGGTCTGCAACACCTCTTCAGGGTCGCGTAATTTGATCGAGACAATACGCCGCTCAAATCCGATGCGGGCTATCGTCCCTCTCAGCACCTCTGTTTTGCCGTTTTCGTCGGCGATATACAGCACCGCCAGCCTGCCGTCCGTGGCGTAGTCGGCCAGGTAATTCAGCTTCCCCCTATCGTTAATCAGCGTGGTTTCACCGTATCCAGAGCGGGACGCATTGCGGATAATGTCGCCCGCAAACAGCCCTGCCCGGTAAAGCCCTGCCTGCTGGATACCCACTCGCCAGCCGTAGCCGTCCGGGTCGCGGTACGCGCCAGACGCAAAGCGCAGCGTAACCGGTTGGCCAGCCTCGTCCAGCGCCTCAATGCTGAGCAGCCATATCATCGTGCCGCCTCCATCCGGGCTTTGCTCGCCATCGTGCCAAGCGCCGCGTTGCCTTTTTTCTGCTCGCTGATTTGGCCGTTAAAGCCTGCTTGCTGCACCTGCACCGCCGCGCCGGTGTGCTGCTCGATTTTTTCCAGCCGCTGGTTGAGCATACGGTTTTCGTTGACCAGGTCGCGGAGCACCTGGGTTACATCGGCCTGATCGAGCAGTGGGAGCTGCGGCATTGGGGGTATTTCAGCGCGCACGCCAAGTACACCACCAGATCCCCGCGTTAGCGGCATGATGGCTTCTGGCCCCGCTTCTCCCATCAGGCCCATGTTGAAGAGTGCTGGCGACGATACGACCTGATTTGTGAATACTCCACCTTGAGCAAAAAAGTGGAGAGGATTGATGTCGCGTATATAACCACCCGAGACATCACCTCCGGCAGTTCGTATTTCGCGTATAAGTTGAGCCATCTCGGCAACAACACTGCCACCGACACCGCGATACGCCCGATTAACGATGTCGTCAGGCGTGTTGTTAGCGACCTGAGAGTTCCTACTCAGTCGGCTCCACTCGCTCTGGAAGCGCTGATACATAAGACCCAAACCACCTGCGACCGTGTCGGGATCAGCGTTTGGGTCGGCGATGCTTCCATCAGGGGCTCCGGGCATCGTCGGTCTACCAGAGCCACCAAATCCACCGGGCTTGTCCGGCATTGATAGCTTCAGCAGATTTTCGTTTGCATTAAGCAGCTTATTAATGGCACCGGAAAGGGATAGAACAGACTTATCAAGGCCAATCAACGCGGCAACATTGCCGTTCATCGCTTCGCCCAGCGTGTTAAGGCTCTCAAGCTGCTCCCTGGCACGCTCAGCTATACTCTTGCCGCCCTCCGCCGTGTTTTTCGCAACGTCATCAAGATGTTTGATGTCAGCATCCTTGAATGCCACATCGGCCAGCATGTTAAGCCGTTGAGTTCCACCGGCCGCATTAATAACGGCCCATTCGTCTCGAGTCAGATTCAGATTGCCGCCTGTCTGCAGGCGCTTAACAATGCTCTCTGAGCGGGCATCAATTAGCCGCCGCTCATCACGAGTCAGTTTTCCATCCGCCAACGCAGCTTTGATGGTAGTGGTCAGCGTGTTGGTTTCTTTCAGCGCCAGTTTTTTGGCGGCTTCCGGCATGCGCGAATCGATCACGCCGCGAATGGTTGACGTCAGGTAGTTGCTGCTTTCCAGCGCCAGTGCTTTAGCATCAGGATCTGTCAGGCGGTGATCGAGACCACGTACAAAGGAGCGAATAGTATTCGTGCCATTCAGCGCCAAATTCATGGCCGAGTCCGAACTGTCGCTGGTCAGAATCGCATGGACGGCCGATGTAATGTTGTTGCTGGTACTGATCGCCAGCTGCTTTGCCGCATCGCTGACATTGGAGCCAAGCACAGCATTAACATCTGTGGCGATTGAGTTTGCACTATTGAGTGCCAACGCCCGGGTTTCATCAGTAATGCCATCGGCTTGGGCTGCATTGATAGTAGCAAGCAGCGTATTGCTGTTGAGCAATGCGAGCTGTCGAGTCTCTTTAGAGACATCTGCGCCCAGCGTTAGATCTACTGTGCTGCTGAGCGTGTTGGTGGTGTTTAACGCCAAACGCTTGTCATCCCACCCCAGCTCGCTACCCAACAACTGGTCAACCGTGCTGACCAGGTTGTTAGACACGTTCAGTGCCAGCGCCCGGTCGTCTTCACTCAGCTCGCTAGTACCGATCAGGTAGTTGATTGTGGAATCTAGCCGGTGAGCCTGATTGCCCAATACAGTACGCAGATCGTCCGGCAAATCGTTACTGCCAACGGCAAAGTCAATCAAAGTGCCGATCGTGTACTGGCTAGCAAAAACGGCGCGTTCAATTTCATTAGCAAGTGATAGCTTGATCATGTCATCGAACGACGTGATGACCTCACCCAACTTATTGGTTATCTCTTTTGCCAGGTACTCTTCAGCACTGATCTGGTCGGGCAGATCTTGCAAGGACTTCAGCACGCCTTCCTGGATGCGTTGGAAGCCGCTGCCGCTGGCGTACATTTCTTCACCGGCTTTCAGGTAGCGGTCTGCATACTCCGTGATGCCCTGCAGTGCATCTCTGTCGCCTGACTTGGCCAGCTCCAACTGACGAGCGAACTGATCCTCCGCTTCACCCAGGTTCATATTGGGCGTGCCACTAGTGGCGTTGCGCTGATCAATCCACTGGCTAATGCTGTTAAACGTGCTGCCAAGCCGGGTCTGAATGCTGGCTAGCTCAGATGCATAATCTCGGCTTGCCTGCTTGGCTTTCTCCTGTGCTGCTGCTTCATCTTCCAGTGCCCACAAGCGCTCCTGAAACGGACGAAGGCTTTCATCAATGGCTTTTAACTCGCGTTCGCGCTGCATTGTCAGTGCTTGCTCAGCGTCACCCACCAGACCCAGATAGCTGATTTGCAGATCAAACGACTGCTGATCAAACGTCTGGTAAGCCTGCTGAACTTGCTGCTTTGCCTGATCAACCGCTTGTTGAGCGGCGCTTACTGCGTCTTGATAAGCTCGCGCGGCCTCTTCTGCCGCGCGCGCTGCTTCCTGTGCTTGACGATCCAGCTCACGCTGGCGTTCTGCCTGGTCGCGGACACGCTCCTGTTCCGCCTGTTCTGCATCCTTAATCGCGTAGATCTGTTTCTGAATGCCACGATTGGATTCATCCAGAGCATCCAACTCCAGTTGGCGGAGGGCAGTCGTGTTGCCTTGAGCTTGCAGTAGCTCACGTTCAAGTTGCGCCTTTTCACGCGCGATGTCGGCAGCACTACGTTGGGCATTGGCGTTGTCATCAATGGCATTGGTCGCATCTTGCGTTGCAGGTACAAGCTGGGCAAAGGCGCTTTCTAGCTGTAGTAACGCGGCGACGTTAGCCGTTCCCGCATCAGTATTGAGGCTTTGCGCTTCAACCAGAGCGCGGAAACCGTCTCGTGTCTTGGGCATTTCAAGCCCCAGCTCACGCATTGTCTCGCTGATCTGTTCACGAAGCTCCGCTTCGCGCTCTGCTTGAGAGAAATAGTTCTGATAGTAGCTAGCACTCTTGTTGTTGAGCGCATCCATGCCACCAACAGCTTCCTGCATCGCCCAGGCGTAGTGAATTGCACCGCCTGCGGTATCGTCGAATTGCAGGTTTAGCCGCTCAGCGCTGTTCCCAAGCAACACTGTGGCGTTAATAGCCTGAGTCAGGCTATTGGCAGTTCCTTGAATATCTTGGGTGTTAGCCTCCAGGTGAGTGGCAACGTCGCTCTGTATTTGACTGTTGAGCGACTGCATCACGCGCTCAATATTGAGCACTGAGAGGAGTGCATCCGCCATCTGCTGAGGATCTGCGATTTGAGAAATAGCAGACTCTATCAGTACGCCCGAACCGTCGACAATTTCACGCAGGCGAGCATCAAATAGCCCTTCAGGGCCAGAGTACGCAAAACCGTCTACGCTCTCTTTCATCGCATGTAAGCGATCAGGGATGGCGGCAGCAGCTAGGACGTTATCAAAGTCCGCAATGCTGTTCATCAGCTCTTGCAGTTCGTCTTGCTGATCCATCTTGAAGTCACTAAAGGACGTAACTCCAAAGTCACCAAGCGCGCCTTGCCGGTCGCCAAATACGCCGTAATTGCCGCCTTGTTTAAAGTCGAAGTCAAAGGTCTTTTTGCTAGAACCAAAGAGCGAGTCGACAACACCGCCCAACGCGCCACCAATGGCAGCACCCAAGCCAGGTATCGGAATCAACGCTTGACCCAGCGCAGCGCCGCCCATCGCGCCATAGCTGGAGTTAGCTTCTTTGCCAAAGACGGCACTGCCGATGGCTGTGCCCGCGTAGCCACCAGCGATACCGCCACCGATGCCAAGAGCTGCATTACCCAGCCCACTGGCCGCAAATGAGTCAAAGCCCGCTCGCAGGCCGCCTTCCGTTTGAACGGCTAACTCGCTGCCGAAGGTACCTGCGTAGGTGGAGCCAGTGCCCTGAAAGGCACGATAGGCATTAGCGATCGCTCCACTGCCGTCCTTCATGCCGCTAAGCGATGGCATGCCGCCGAAAGATTGAGAGCCGCCAGCGCCGGGCATGCTAGTGATGTCTAGCCCCATCATGCCCGCTACGCTAAACGTCAGTTTTTGGGTGGTGAGCATGTGGATTATTTCAGCCAGCGTTTGCTGGAAGCCGCGCTTCACTGTGTCGAGCGCGCTTTCAGACCCATCGATCAAGCCTAGCCACAGGCTTTGGCCTGAATCATCAACACGGCGCAGGGTATTATCAGCGACGGTTTCCCAACTGATAAAGCTGTTAGCAATGCGCTGACTGGCGTCTTCAGACGCTTTAGCGGTTTTGTCGGTTTCCCGCTGCCCTTCGATGTACTTCTGCTGTAGCAGGCCCATCATTTGGATGATCTGAGCGGTATTGCCCCGACCCATCGCCATAGCGAGCGCCAGCGTGTTGGTGTCTCGCGCCAGCTGGACGGTTTCGCGGCGTCCGCTGATTAGGCGGTTACGCAGCTCTTCGAGCGCACTGGCTTGGGCGTCGGCGGCATCCGCGTGGGCCTTGGCTTTGGCGGCTGCGGTTGAGGTTGCGCCGCCAAACTCATTTACTTCGTTTGCTGCCCCACGTGCGCCACCAGTCACCAGCTCAAGCGCTTTTTCTAGCGCCATTTGCTGGGTGCGCATTTTGTCCACTTCTTCAGTGGAGTTCTGATTGGCGCGCGTATAAACCTCAACGGTATCGCCCAGGTTTCGAAGATCTGCACCTAGCGTACTGTGAGTACGTGATGACCTGCGCGCGGTTTCGTTAAGCGCTTCTTGCGCCCCATCCATATTCGCAAGCTCTAGCGTCACGGCCGCTAGCTGGGTCCGAATAGAGGTTTCACCCATGTGCTGCAGTGATTCTGCAAGCTCATTGGCGCGAAACTCCATGTTGGCGGCACGCTCTGCCGTTTTATCCAGCCTATTAGCCAGAACGCCTAGCGCGCCTGTTGCCAGTACTGCAGCTCCAACGGGGCCGCCCACTAATAGCATGGCTGACGAAGCGCCACGCGTAGCAATTGCCAATGCCGTTTGGCTAGCGGCGGCTACACCACTAACCCCCGCCATTCGCGCAAGCGCGGCTTGATAGAGAATAGATTGGCTAGTGGCTGCTATTTTGGCAGCGGTAGCAGCAGCGAACGCCCCGGCATAACGCCCCACCATCAGCGCTGCCAGAACTGACGCGGCATCAGTTAGATTACCAACGATGGCCTCAGCACCACCCAGCTCTTTTACCCAGCTATTAGCGGTTTGTAGGCTCTCTGTGAGTGACGGTACTAGCTCAGAAAGTAGCGTTTGCGACAAGCCTTGAGCGGCAAACTGCAGGCGCGCAACTTCGTCGTTATAGGTGGCCATGCCGTTGGCCGTGTCTTGACTGATCGTTAGGCCAAGTGCGTCAGCTTCCGCGCGCATCGCGGCGATGGCATCTGTGCCGCTATTAACGATCTGAACCAGTTTGACGCCTTCACTATCCCAAAGCTGCTGGGCTAGTCGCACACGTTCGCTACTGTTTTCCACGCCCTGCATTGCTGCAGCGATACGCTCGAACTGTTCTTCCGGTGCCAGTTGGTTTAGCTCTTTCGCGCTAAGGTTCAACTTATCAAGCGCCGCCACCGCCACGCCCGTGCCCGCTGCCGCTTCTGCAATACGGCGGGTTTGGCGCTGCCACGCGGTGGTCAGTTGGTTAAATTCAACACCCGATAGGCTAGCAACATAGTTATATTGGCTGAGCGCTTCCGTGCTAGCACCAATACGCAGATTGGTTTTCTGTAGCTGATCAGCCCAATTGATTTGCCCCTGCAGCGTGTTAGCGGCAAACATGCCCGCGATAACCCCCGCAATAGGTGCCGCCGCACGGCGTAAAACAGCCAACCCTTGGCTAGTGGCGTTAACGTCTTGGTTAAACTGTTTGCTTTTGCGCGAACCACGATCAAAGCCTTGGTTAAGCTTGCCTAGCTCGTCATCGGTGGCCTTTATTGCTCGAATGCCGCCGCTGGCGTCACCGGTAATAATTAAGCCAGTTTTGTAGTTCTGGGCCATTTTGGAACCTCATATTGCGGGCAAAAAAAAGCCCGCGCGCGGCGGGTCTGTTAAATAACGGGCATTAAAAAACCCGCGCGGTGGCGGGTTTTTTAAGTCGAGGTGTGCTTACAATCGAGCGCCACAGTTATCACACGTTGAGCGACGGTCAGACACTTCAGCTTGACAATTTTTGCATACGACCCTGCTGCCTGTTATTGGCGCGGCCTCTTTGTTAGCGCCCTTCGAGTCCCGGGCCGCTGAGATAAAAAACAGGCATGATGCAACAATGACTACCACGGCCATTATCCCGCCAAATATGACGACATACAGCCCATATAACGCCGCCAATGCTGCGGCAACGCCTATCAACCAAGGCGCTAGCACTATCGCAATTATCACCAGTACAACTAATATTAAAATCTGAACCATTTAGCCCACCATGATCGATTGCCATTTTTAGCAGGATCGTCATGGCATGAATGCTTATCCACCCTCCTGCCTTTATGATCAACCTCAACAACATCCCTGCACCCTTCGCAGAGCATTGTTGCTGTCTTCCCACGCTTACACAGCCCGCCTGCGTATTTTGCAGTCTCAGGGCCTAGATGGCGGATTGAGCAATCTAAGCAGTATTCAGCCACGACAAATTCCCCGTTGAGTCACCCCCAACAGGGAACGTATCGCACTTAGTTAAGTTTGACTAGCTTTCGCGCGGTGCTTTTAGCGCGATCAGTCGTTCATCCGCTTGCGGTGCCCATTCATTGTACTCGCTGATGGCCTGCATCAGTTCGATGTCGACGGCTTCGAGTGTCTTAAGCTTTTGGTATGCGACATCGGCGTTAAACGTGATGACCGTTGACGACATGATGGACGGATTTCCAGAGGCGGCGAGCTGGCCTCGGAGATCGGCAAAGGCCCTTTGCCGGGTCGCTTTCAGTGTCTCGATTTCTTGGCTCAGTTTCTTGCACCGGCCCAGGGCCTCGTAATTGGTTTCCATCTACCTTCCTCCTGGTTACCGCGCCAGCGCGCTCTGCATGCAGTTGGTCGTTTTCGTCAGCGAGCCAACAAAGTTCTCAATATGCGCCAGCTTTTCCTCTGCTTTTCGCTTTTGGATGCCGCGTGTTTGGCAGAGGTGCGTGAGGGCTTTTAGTTCTTCTTGAATGTTCGCGACGCTGCCGACCTGCAAGGTGGCACCGGTGCGCGAAGCTTCGAGCAGTTGCTTAATCAGGCGGCGAATGTCGGAGTAGTACATGGCATCCATACCTACCAAGTGGTGTTCTTGCCATTCGTTCCATGGGCGCGTGATCGGGTAGTCGATGATCTCCGCCGCGAGCGCGGGCAGCGTTTGCTTGGCGAGGTAGTCGCCTTCGATGATTTTGTGGGTTTCGCGCTCGATGCTGTCCTGAACAAACATCATGGCGCGGTCGATCTGTTCTTGGCTGGCATCTTCAATAGTGGGTACACCCAGGTAGCCATTCACCAATTTCCACATGCCCGCGTAGTCGGCGGCTTCGCCTTGGGCGCTGCGCAGATTAGCGAGGGTGCGAACAGCTCGGTTAAGTGGCTTGCGGTCTTCGACGTTGGTGGGCGCGCAGCCTAGTTTTTCAGCCATCCAGTTAAAGGCGTTAATGTAAGCAACTTTGATCTGCGCGGCCTTATGACCCGTGAAGCCCATCACTAGAAACATGAAACCATCTTTATCCATTTCAATAACGCGGGACTCACGCTTTGCACCTTGCCCTAAATTGACGGTTTGAACATCAGCGCAAAAATGCGCGCATGTAAATTCGCTAGGGCAATCAAGGTTATCGATCTTGCGAAGCACGTCGCGATGACGTTTACCAAAAGCTTCAGCCACTTTCAGAGAAGTGGTTTTAAGTGCGCCATGTACGGCATGAATGAAGGCTTCAGGCTGGTTTGAAATCTGGGTAGCAGTAAGTGTTGTCATGATTAGACTCCTCGTTCTTTATGGAGTCCGCCCTTTTCACTACCACATGATGGGGGCGAACCGTACGCGGGGTGGTAGACCGGTGAACGTAGGCAAACCGGCACACCCGAAGGTGTCCCACGCACGGCCCGCCATAACGGGCACAAAAAAAGCGCCTTTGGGCGCTGTGCGCCATACGTTCTAATCGGGCTACCACACCCGAGCCACTGATTTTGCAGCGGCAAGGGAATGGTGGCCCAACTCGGCGCAGGCGTCAAGCTGCCCGTCTATTATGGTGGCGGTGCGCAGCGTTCTAAAGTGGGTCGATTGGCCTGTTTGGAATTACAGTAGTCGCGCTTATCCGCCTCTGTGCCTATAATCGTTCATACATCGTCTCCATGCTGTTTCATGGGGAATTGATTAGAAGCCCCGCTGAGTTGCCCCTCAGCGGGGCTTCGCCCGTTTTGGGGTATAAAAAACCCCGGCGATGGCGGGGTTTTTGGATAATCTCTATTCTTTAGCTACTGGTTCAACTCTTATCACTACAGCATTACGTATGGCTTCGTCTAGCTGCTTCGCATTGATTGAAAGCTTGACCGTGGATCGGTCCCACTCGGCTTCACGCAACAATGTCTTGTAGTTATCGCTCAACGACTCGTCTTGTACCAAAGCCTCGAACTCGTTTTGATTAGAAACATTGCGCACTTTGACCTTGAAAGCTGTCGGATCCGTGGTGTCGTTACGAAGAATGCGGTACTCACCATCCAAACGAACTTCCTCAGACTTCCTTCTCGCATTGGCCATTAACTGACTTGTCGTGTCACTATCCAGCTTAATGCCATCTATTTCGGCGGTATCAGCCTTCGACATTGTTTTGAGCAAGTCTGCACGAGCGTCGTCAGCAAAACGGGAGGCGTTATCTAGTTCGGAGCTGTGCTTGACGATTTTAGCCATCACCTCTGTGCGCTTGGTTTCTTGATCGCTCATGAACTGCAGGGTCGATAAATGTTCCCTATCGGCTTCACTTTGGATCTCGGCCATTCGAACTTCTTTTCTATGATTCAGAAACGATTTGTAGGCGGTGGAGCTTGCCCAGATAGCACCTAAACCAACGATCGTCATACCTAGTGTAGCTGGATCCATACTGGTCACCGCTTTGGAGGCGATGCTAGTTAAGAGCTCCTGAAAGTTAACTTCCAGAACGGTTGACCCCTTCTCAACCTTTACCCTAATTTCTAGCTCTTTCCTCTCCTCTTTGCTGAGCTTGTTGGCATTTGCTGATCCGTACTTGGACAGCGCATAGGAGCGATTGATTTCGGCCTGGAAGTCTACAAAGCCTTTCATGATGCTGGGCGTCAGGCTTTGGTCAAACTTGTCGCCAGTGAGGCGTATAGACAGCTTAGGCCAACCTACCAGCTCTACACCTTCAACCTGTTCCCCTTCAAGGTATCGCTCTAGCCATTCAAACGCGGCCTGATCAGAATCTATTACAGCTACACTCATGCATCCCCCGCAAGCATTATTTTTTGCCGCATCTTGGTGCGAATCGAGCAAGGTTAGCTGAATTCCTACGTTGGTTACAGAATATTATTAAGGCTGGTTTGCCGTTGCGAGAGTATATCCTGAGGCCGTAGCCCTCTTCGCTTCGCTGTTAGCCGCGCCCTACTCTGGTCGTAATCCTCGCCGGTTTCGCCGTCCATGAGCCATGCCACCACGCTTACCTTGTTGCTCAGGTCCAGGTTCATTCGCTACCTCTAACGTTAATCAAACAACTTGATAGCCCCAACGTGAGGCAGAGACATTTGCACCTCTTGGAAGCGACGCTCGAGCTCTTCTGCGATCTGAGGTCTAACGTGCTTGTGCCGATTGAGCTCGCGACCTGCATGACTGCCTCGCTCGTCTTGTGCCTTGAGGGCTTCGGCAGCCTCCTGAAGCCGCTCATAGGGCGTGGCAAAGTAGCTATCTTCCAACGCCTCGAACACATCCCATGCCTTGTTGGTTTCTAGCATCTTGGCATGACGGGCTGCGCCGCGCTGGGTCCAGAGAATGACGGAGCGGGCCTTGCTTGAAATTTGCGAGTAGTTTGAAGCTACTCTCAAATCATTGAGCTCTTTCCCTTCAATGCGATAGTAGTGCTTCCCTTCAATAAATCGGCTCTTGTTGCTTTTAAAATTCTGACGGATGCGCACATCTGTTGTGCCGTACAATCGCGCTAGCATGGCAGAGGTAACTACTCGCTTACCTTGGTACTTGAATGCTGGGACATTTTCAGGGGTTAGGGTTACAACGTTACTCATAAGAGTGTTCCTTCTGGTGATGAGCCATGTCCACCGGGCGTCAGCAATCCACAGAGTCAGCACTAACTGCTGGCCCCATGACCCATCCTGGAAGGCTCTGTGTATTAGCGGCGGTGGATGCCGCGCATAAAAAACCCCGGCGAATGCCAGGGCGGTATTGATGTTGGTCGTCGGTGTAGCACGTTAAGGGCGGTGAAGATTGTCAAGCACCGCCTGCTCGGTCGCCGTCTGTGCGGCTGGTGTTATGAACAGCGTGGATAGATGTCAGGATTGCCACGCCCGCGCTTGCTGCTAATGTCGCTTAGACATTCAGCAAGGCGAGGAGCAATTAATGTCTTTTTCAATGTCTTTCAATGAAACCGTAGATAAAGAAATACAGGAAGAGTTCGGCAACTATGCCTTAGCCCAAATGGGAAGCGCATTTGAGATGAGAGTCGGCGATTCAGTCATGCTGGAATCCGTAACGACAGGCAATAAAAGGATATTCGCCATTCGCCACAGGATGTTCAGGGTTGTTCCTGACGATGAAGGTCGCGGCTCCGTAGAACTTATTCTTGGAGAACTCTCTGAGAGAGAGATGTCCCCTTAGCCACACAGCGACCAGCATCCAAAATCTCATCAAGCTTTCGATCAATCGACTCAAGCAGCCGCAATTGGCGCTCCTCAAAGTTTTCGGCTCGCGGCGGCGGGTGACCACCTCTTACGCACATGTCGTCAGTTAGCGGCATTACTCGCTCTTTCTTTTTCATAAATCCTCCTGGCCGCCTTTTGGCGGCATTATCTAACGCTTATACAGCTACGCCACAAACGCCCCATCACTGTAGCTATGTGGTAGATCCACCACGTTCATTAGCTCTTGCGCATTAATGCGTTGTTGGTGCTCTAACTGGTAGGCCTGCTCCGTGCACTGCTCGATATACTGCGTTACCTGCTTGCGCTCTTCATCCTCTTGGTTAGCGTGATTGTTTTGCTCGTTCAACGCGGCTACCGCACCAGATTCGATATGCTGAATCTGAGCCAGCAATTTCTCCTGCTCGTCATAATCCAGCCGTGCATATTTCGGATGGCCATAGAGGGCGGTGTAATCCAGCCCTTGGTGTTGGGCCCCAGCCATGCCCGCGATGATGCGCCACTGGGTGCGCAGCGCCAGAAACAGTTCGAGCGCGGGCCAGTGCTCGTACCAGATGGCGTAGGTGGTCGGCGTGTCATCTACGGGGGCGGCAATGCCGAGCACTGCCGCATCCGCTGCCCGGGCATCTTCTACCCGGTCACCGGCCCAGAACCGGCCCGCGCCGGTTAGTTTTTTGCGCTGGCCTGGGTGCGGCCTTCTTGCGCAGCGAACCATGAGAGAATCAGTGGACGGCGAACGTAGGTGATCTGCATCAGCTGCTCGACCAGATCTTTGGAGTGTTCAACCAGGTTGCCATCTTCGTCTTTGATGCCGTCCAGCTTGACCAGATCGCCCAGCAGATCTTCATCGCCTTTGTCGCCCTTCTGCTGCTGTTCCATGATTTCGCGGTATTCATCCCACTTGTGCAGCTTCCAGGTGGCTTTGATGATGGCGGGCTTGTCGGTGCCCGGCACTTGAACGGGCACATCAACGGTGACAGTCGGGGTTTTAGCGAGTACGAACATGGTGGTATCCCTGTGTGATGGGTGCTACTGAATTCATGGGTAGTTAATAAAACGCCCGCACATGTGATCGGTGTAGGCGTGGATGGTGAGAGCTGAGAGTTATTCGAACGTCAGCGTGAAGTCGTCGTCCTGGCCATCAGTGGGCACGAAGCGCAAGCTCAGGTCGTAGTGCATGTTGCCCTGGTTATCCGTGGGCGAAATGCTGGCGAGCTGACACCGCTGGGAAGCGATCTTGACGATGTTGCCCGGCGTGGCACCGTGGGTAAGGCTGATCGGCACCAGGGTGACGCCGTTATGACTTTCGACCTTGGCGAAGTAATCCACGGTGGCGATGTCCGGCGCTTCGATGTTGGTGGAGCCTGTTACCGCGCGGTCGGTGATGTGTACCGATTCGCAGTTGATCAGGTTGCGGTGTTCCACCTGGTTACCGAGGTCCATTGAGAGTGAAGACATACAGGCAGCGTGACTGTCGATGGTGGCCACGGTGTTCTGCTTATTGATCGGCAGTTCTTTGGCCTGCACTGCCTGGGTGGCCAGCGATGCATCAGCGCCTGCAGCGGTTTTTTCGTAAAGGCCAGTGAGATTGAACTGGATGTACGGTAGCGCACCAGAATCCTTCGAGATTGTCAGGGTGCCACGGGAGCCGGTGATACGCTGGGTCTGGCCGTCCTCTACCCACCAGAGGACGGCAGATTCATGGCCGTCAGACACCGGCTGATAGGTCACCGAGGAGGGGTCCGTGGTTTCGGAAAGCCCGCACGCGCGCAACAGCATGCCGTATGCTGGTGCCGTGCCTGCCGTGCCCTGACCTGCCAGTGGCACACGGATCTGCCGTTCCACGTAGGGGCCAGTGTTAACCTGTTCAAACGAGCCGAGACCATCGCGCATGCGTTCACGGTCAACAGTGTTGCCCGCATAGGGGTTGCCGCCATCAAGCATCACCACTTCGAGAATGATGGCACCGGACATATCCGCCGGTGCTACGCCATACACGTCTTCAATCTGCGCGACGACATAGCGCTTACGCCACTTCTTAGCCATTGTCGGCCTCCGTTACTTTGCCGGTTTTCTGGGGTTTCTCCGGCGAGGCCGGGGCTTGGGTTGACTTAGGTGTCGGTGCTGCCGCTGGTTTCTCGGCAGGCGCGCCGGTTTTCGTCCGATGGACGAGCTCTGTTTTGCCGTTACGCATGACGTAACTGCCGCCTTGTCGGGCCATGGCTTCTTTCCTCCAGGCATAAAAAAACCCGCTCAAGGCGGGTAGTGGGGTTTGGGGTGGTTAGCGCAGCCAGGTGTCGATCGTCCAGAACTCTCGCCACCAGATCAGCTCGCCGCGAATGTCGTTGGTTTCGCCGCCCCTGTACTGCATGGGGTTGTGCTCTTCATTGAACGTTGCCCCCATGAGCGCTTCACGCAGGGCCTGACGCTGCGGGCGGAACTGGTCGCGCTTGCACACCAGCCAGAGGCCATATGTAACGCGCAACGGCTGCACCGGGCGCAACGTATCGGAATCGGCCTTGGCGTCATCCTTGGCGAGATACACCAGCACGGCGGGCGTTTGGGTGTCGAAGTTGTCCAGCGGTTCGGCGAACCAGGCTTCATCGACCAGCGCCAGCCCTGGGCATTCGTCCGTGATGCGCTGAATCAGCGCTGCAATGATGTCGGGGTCTGTCATGCCAGCCCTGCCTTTTTCTTGAGGATGTAATCCAAGCGGCCGCTGAACTGTTCGGGGAGGTCTTCCCTTACCAGCTCCTGAGCGGCGGCAATTACCTGCGGGTTGTCGACCATTTCGGGGATTGAGGGGCCAAAGCGCATTTCTGGTGTGCTTTGGTTGTCGCTGCGCGTTTTGCGGCGAAAGATATGGTTCTTTGCTAACCATCCGCCCTGCACTAGCTTGCGCCCCTCGCCTTTACGCACCTGAACAGTAACGCCACGGCGGCGGGCCATGCTGCCCTTACGCGGCCCGCTTTTTACACGGCGTTTCGGGTTGACCGAGACCCAGCGCTCACGCGGCTTGAACTGCGCCAGCGGCAAGCGGCGGCCTGTATACAGCACCGCGCGGTCAATGTTGTCTCGATAACGCTCAATGGACATCCGCTTGCGAATATCGCCAGCGCTCACGGTGTAGCGTTGACGGGTTTCTTTGCTAATGCGGGTGGCCGTTTTGCGAGCTGTGGCGTTAACCGCCCATTTCAGCGCCTTTTCTACGTCTTTCGGGTCGAACTGCTTTTTCAATTCCTGCAGGTCACGCACATCAAACTGTACGTTGGGCATAGCGGTCTCCCCTCACGACACCCAGAGGCGACGCCAATAGCCGTCGTCTTCCAGAGTTTGTTGTACCGTCCACGTTCGATTGGCCAGCGCAATCGTGTCGCCCTGCCCAGACGCGGCCACCCGCTCAACCGGCACCAGAATCGTCGCTACACACATAGCGACTTGGTCTTGGTCGTACACTTCGTGGCTTAAATCCAGCTGGTACGGGATCTCAACCAAGGCTGCACTGCCCTTTGGCTGGTAAGTGCAAAGGCCATCGGTGAGGTGGTCAACAGCCGCCTCAGTGAGACGGCTAGCGTATTGGTCGAAGAAGGCCATGGGGCACCCGTTTACTCAGTAAGCTTGATGCACGCCTGAGGGCGGGTGCATAGGTGGGCCGGGTTTGACTGCGCTTCCAATTCCACGCCCTTGTTGTGGCGTAACGTTTCGGAGGACGCGTAGTACGGTAGACCTAGGGTATTAACGGTGTCGTTGTAGTCTGCTGGAGCGAAACGGGTAATGAAGAGATCCATTACACCCAGCGGCACTACGCGCGCTTGGTCGTCCGGAATCTTAACCGCGCCACCACCACGATAACGCTCCCAGTAAATGCCACCAAAGAAGAAAGCATCACGCGGGTCGGAGCGCAGGCGCTCGCCATTCTGCCAGCGCTCGTAGGCTTCTTTGACTTTGCTGTGGCTAATGAATTTGCGCCAGAAGCTTTTGCCGCACATAGCAGTCGCGCCAGTGAAGGACAGGCCGCCCAGCTCCGCCTCAATGTGCTCATGAATGTCTAAGCACTTGCCTTGAATATCGGTGCCTGCGGTGCCGAGCGCCATGGCAACGGACTTTTCTTGAATACCAAACGCTTGGTAAAGGTCGTAGATAACGCCGGTGCCATCGGAGTCCAGCACCTTGCCCTGAATCGCACCGATGCGGTGGTATTCGTGGGTGATGTCGATAAAGCGCGCCATCTTCGCCAAGCGGCGGTTTACCACGGTTTGCACGGCTTGCATTTGATCTTCGCTGCCAAACTGGCGGACGTTTTGAACTTCGTCGGCAAGGATGGTGGCGGTTGTTGGCAAGTGTGCAGTGGTGAAGGTGATGCCCTTGCGCTTGTCGCCGCCAATCACTTGACCGGGTGCGCCGCGGGGCTTGTTTTCCACTAAGCCAAGCTTTTCGCCGTCTTTCTCAATCAGTACGCTGGTGGTACTAACACCTTCCGGATCAAACAGGCCTAGAGAACCAATCTGGTTAGGCGCGTAATCAACTTCGTTAATGGCGGCGGTGAGCGACACCATTTCAAAAATATCGGAATCAAAGGGACCAGGCATGGTCAGTCTCTCTCTTCAGTGATCAATAAAGGTGATGCTGCCCTGCCTGGGCAGTCAGCGTGGCTTAGTCGCGAGTGATGATGTGCAACGCGGCGAGGGATTCAATGCCAGCGGCAATCTGCGGATCTGTTGCTGCAGCAGGCCAGGTGAGCATTGCGCCATGTACGGTGCAGTCACGGGCATGGACTACACAGGGCTGAGGCGCTGTACTGGCATCCACGGCGGCGTAAAGCACCGCCACTGCCGTTTCAGTGCCGTCACTAGCGGCAGGTGCTAGCTGCACATAGTCCCCATCGGCGTTTAACGCCAACACCGTGCCGGGCACATGCTTGCCGCTGGCTAGCGTGCCTTGCTCACGTGAGCGCTTCGGATTCGCCTCTTCCAACAAGTGCTCGGCGGTATGGGTGCCTTCGGTATATGTCTGGGTTGGCATGACACTGCCTCTTCTATCGAGTTAATGGGCGCAGGTTAGGCCTGCTTGGGGCGATGGCGGGCATAGATCTTGTCGTAATCAATGCCCTTGCGGTGCCCGCCTTCTGGCGAGTGGCTGTTGTGGATGGTGAAGCGGTTTCCGTGGGCGGCGGCTACGTCGTAGATGTATTCGCTGGCTTGTTTGTCATCCATGCCGTTGGCAATCAGCTTTTCCATGAGCTGCGCTTGGCCAGTGGTCTGGCAGGCTTTGACGATGGCGGTAATGCGGGTGCGCTCCGATGCGACGGCTTGCGTCATCAGTGAGTCAGCCACGCTGGGTGCATTTTCCTGAACCCATTCAGCCGTAACAGCGAGGCTTTCAAGCGCTGCGGGTTGCTGCTGGCGTAGCGCGATAATTTGATCGCCCAAGTCAGCCGCTTGCGCTTCGGCCTCTTCCGGCGTCATATCAAACGCCAGCGCCAGGGCATCAGCGGCGGTCATCGTTTCATTACCGGCGCCCGCCAGCTTGGCTTTCAGCGTGGCAATTTCGCCCGCTTGCTCCAGCTGTTTCATGAAGAGCTTGGGATCAGCACAGGCCACGGCTTTTAGCTGTGCGTCTGCCTCAGTGGCAAAGCCCCATTCAATGGCTTCGTCTGACCCTAAGAAGGTGTCGCCTTGATCCAGTAACGCGGCAATCGCGTCTTTATCTTTGCCCGTGGTGGCGGCATAAATGTCCACCATGGCGGCATCGATGGTTTTTAGGTTCTTGGCTGTCTCTTCCATTTCCTGGGCATTGTAGAAACCCAGCATTAAGCCGCTTGCGCGGTGGGTCATCATGGTAGAGCCGATGGCCATCGAGCGTGTGTCCCCGGCCATCATGATGATGGTGGCAATGCTCGCGGCAGTGCCGGTCACGCGGGTATGCACCTTGGCGGTGTGGTTGCGCAGATAGTTGTAAATGCGCACGCCACTGGCGACGTCACCACCCGGGCTGTTGATCTCTAGCGTGATTTCATCCAGTTCGCCTAACCCATCGACGGCGGCGATAAACTCGCGGGCGGGTTGTTCGCCGGTGAAATCACTGATCCAGTCGGGCGCCCAGTCGCTGCCGATAGGCTTATCAATCGAGACAATGGCTTTGCGCGGGTTATCCGCCATGGCCTGTGCTTTGAACCATTTCATGGCAATTACCTTTTAGATGGTTGGCTGCGCCACGGCGCGCACTAGCGCCATGATTCCGGTTTGAATGTCTGTCTTGCCGATAGCAGCCCACCGAAGCGGCTCAGCGTTTTCAAAACGCCGTAGCTCTTCACATTCAGGACGCATATGCATGGAGGCCTTTACTGCAGCGGCCTTGGCTTCTAAATCTTCCTTCAGTCGAGCATCAAGCTCAGACTGAAGATCAAGCAGCTCATCACCTTTCGCCTTAATGCGATTCATGAGGTCGATTTCTTCTTGGCTCAGGCTGCGATAACCACTGATCTTGGTGTGCTGGTCCTTCATGTGGCGTCCTCTTCTTCGGTGGCGGCCAGGGCTTCGAGCGCTTTCTGTAGCCCGCCGTTTTTGGCTGTAATGCGTGGGTCGGAATCCAGCACCAGGTCGTATTTGTCGGCGCTGGCGTTGCCCTTGGCGATTTCGGCATCGAGCAGATCTAGTGACCAGCCACGCTCGCCGGCCTTTTCGCTGCGTGGGGCTAGGCCGCCACGTACTTCAAGCAGATCGGCGGTAACTTCTTTCAGAGGATCTACCCAGCTCCACTTAGGCGCGATCCAATCAATAGCGAGTAATTGACTGCGCCGCTGCCAGTAGTTGGCGATCTGCAGGCGACCACTGGTGACAGCAACGTCTAGCCATTTGGCGGCAATACGACGGCACCACTGGTGAACAATCAGATGGGCTTGTAGCGCTTCGGCTCGGCGGCGGAACTCGAGGAGGCCAGCACGAATTGAGCTGTAGTTCACGCCTTTGAGGTCGCCGGTCAGCTGCTCATAGGTAATGCCAGCACCGGTGGCCACCGCTAATAGCTCGGTGCGTAGCCACTCGGTATATTGACTCTGAATATCGGGCGGTGTGGAGAACGTGACTTCTTCGTCATCTTCTAAATAGTGAATGCCACCGGGCGTGAACTCGGTTAGCCCTTCGTCAGCTTCCCCGGGCATAGTGACGTGGGTGCCAAAAAACGGGCCGTCATCTTCGGGGTCGTGGTCGGTTTTGCGCTTAACGAATGCGCCAAACAGCTGAGCAAGCTTTTGCCGTGCTAGCGTGGCGTCCTGCATTTCATCTATTTCGTAGAGCCGCACAATCACACTGGTTAGCTCTGGCACGCCGCGTAGCTGGCCTGGGCGGGTGCGGCGATACATGTGGATGACGTTATCAGCCGGTACCGGTACGCGTTCGTTATAGGCCGCCGTAAGTTGTTCGTGTGGGTGGTAACGCCACAGGTGGTAGGCGGTACGCTGTCCAATGCCGTCAAACTCAATCCCCATGCGAATCACACGGGCACCAAAAGCACGGCTAAACGTGGGGTCGAGGTGTTCGGCTTCAATCACCTGCAGCTGCATAGGCACGCTGAGGCCGTCTGTAGCTCGGCGGTATCGGATGCGGCCTAACGCTTCGCCTGCTTCGAACTGGGAACCCAGCGCCAGCGCTTGCAGGCCGTAAAAGTTGTCAACGCCATCGGCATCGCACTCTTCTACCCAGCGGTCCCACAACGCTTGAGTGGCGGGGTCGCCCCACTGGGGTTTGATGCCAGTGCCCACTAGGTTGGAAACATACTTTTCCTTGGCGCTGGCGGCATAAGCGTTATTGCGTATAGCGTTGTGGCTGCGGGCCTGAAGAATTGGCAGGCTGCGCTCTATCGGTGTGTTGGGGCCGCTAACAACGTTGCCCTTGCCCGCCATGCGGCGCTTCGTACTTGCCCCTTCGTACTGAGAATTTACGGGCACCAGGTGACCGCCGCGCATAGTCATACGGATGCGCGGTTTGGTGAATGCAGTCATGTTAGAGGCCCTTCGAGGTCATCACACTACGGGTGCGAGTGCGTCGCTTGTTAGCAGGTATCAATGTGGCTGCAATCGTGCGTTCTAAATCACGGAGCTTGTCGATGTCGGTTTGAGCAAACTGCACAGTGCGGCCGTTGTGGGTAACGGAGACAACACGTTTGCCCAGCCCGAGATCTACAACGGCCTGCCGAACCTCGGCAAGCTGTTCGGGTGTGTAGGCCATGAGCGCTCCTAAAGTTTGGGTTTCACGACACGGGCGCGTCGTTTGCGTGGCTGTTTTGCGCTTGCAGCTTCGATGGCCTGCGCTTGCGGTGCAGTGCTGTCGGGCTGAATCACCAACATGTTGCTGTCCCAGCTTTCGGCCCACGCGGGCGGCTGTTCCCAGTTGATCTTTTCAACTTTAAGGAGGATCAGCAGCGCGAGGTTATAAACACATAGGTCGAAGGCTTCGTTAGCTTTTTTGCCTGGCTTTGACCACTTGCCTGTTTTGGGGTCACGCACTTCGTAGGTCAGCTCGTCATGCCACCAGCGGCCAAGCCATGCCGGAGTGTGTAGGTAGCCCATTCCGGGATTGTTGCGATCCAGCATGGAGGCAACGGCGTCTTTCAGTAAGTCGGTGCCTAGCAGGTATAGCGGCACGTCACCTTTCGCTGAGCTTTTGCGGCTTTTGCGGCCGGTGTTGTCGGGCCATGTTTTGCGCACACGGTTAGGGGTTTTGCTACTCGCCCCCTTTAACAGGTAAACGCGATTCTGCACGCCTGCTTTGGCTAAGCGGCGGTACCATTCGTAGGCCTGATTAGTAACTGACTCTTCACCTTCACCTTCCCCGCCGGTATCAACACCCACGGCTAGAATCGGCATTCTGCGGCCTGAGCCATCGGCCAACTTGTAGGTGCGGTGGATCACATCACGGGTAATGAGATCCCAGTCTTCGGGGTGGCTGGCTGGGTTGATTGCCCGTGGCTCTTGGTCGTTTTCTGGACCTCGGTCATCTTTGATGTTGAAGCGGTCGACTACCCAAGTTTCTCGGTGCGGGCCGTTGCCATGCACCTGCACGACAAAGCGGCGATCTTTGCCGCCCTGCACGTCAATAGTGGCGGTTAGGAACCTTACGCCATGGGGCACCGTGCGCTTGACGGTGTCTTCTGCTCTGTCCAATAGCCGTTGGCTGCTGCGCTGGGTGGTCTTACGCCTGAACAGGTAAGGCCTGCCCCAGTCAGTGTTAATAACGGTTTTTAGCGTTTCTTGGCTATCTGTTTGGGCGTAGGTCTCTTCTGCTCGCGCCAGCTTCTCTGCCAGGCTTGCCCAGCTCTGAAACGCTGCACTAGGCCCTTCCATCCAAAACGAAGCGATGCGGGTTTGCCGGCGAGACCCTATTAGTTCGCCGCTGGTTGTTAGCTCCATACCTTCAGGAACCCACCGGCCTGTCAGGTTGAGCGCTCGCTTTTGCGAAGGCTCTACCAAGGTGCCGCAATGCGGGCAAAACGCTTGGCGCGCTTCCAGGTTGAAGTTGTCCATCGTGGGCGTGAACCACTGCTGACAGGAGTGCTCTTGGCACTGCCAGTACCATAACCGTCGGTCGCCTTGGTTGAATAGATCCAGAATGCCGGTGGTGGGCGGCGCCATGTGCGGGCAATCTGCTGGGCGTTCCCAGTCCAGGTCTACCACTTCTCGCCCTGGCGAGCTCTCCGCCAGTGTCATTCCGGTGGAGCCAAACGTTTGCGTCCGCTTTGCGCCCAAAGTGAAGGCGTCACCTTCGCCGTCTATGTTTTCGGGCAAGCGGTCAAAGTCGGTAATCAGTACGAATTGATAGTCAGACGACGCTAGCACGTTCTTAGACGGCCACTTGATACCGAGGTAGTTGCCAGCTCTAAAGGTTTTGTCGTGAACGTTGTTATCGTGGCCGCGCGGGCTAAGGCGCTTTGCGAGGTCTGGCGAGTTCTGCAGCATCCTGTCGATGCGCTTCTTGCTGAACTCACGTGCTTTCTCTTCCGAGATCTGAACAATCAACCCGTCGCCTGGGTCGCAGTCGATCTTATAGGCAACGTAGCCATCCACTAAGGCGTTAGTTTTACCTGTTCGCGCCGGGCCAGCGAATATAACGGCGTCATAAAGGCGCGACCCCATGCAGTCTAATGGCTCAACCATGTAGGGCGTGGCATCGGCCGACCAGTCTCTAACCGTGCCGTCACCACCTACCACCTTCATGCGCTCAGCAGCGGCTTGGCTTGCGCGAATGCGTCGCGGCGGGCGTATCAGTTCAGCAACATCACGACGAATGGCGGCGGCGCTGGCTAAGTTACTCATCATCGTCGCCTTCGTCGTCACTCACGATTACTTGATACATCTGCTCGCGTAGAGCGTCGGTGGTCTTCTCTACCAGCTCAATTGCTTCTGGAGGTAGGCCAGCATCGCGCTCGAGCATATCGGCGAGGCTATCCAAACCACTCGCCACCGCCTTGGCTAAACGCGACATTTCTCGGTGTGCTTCCTCAACCGGCACAAGAAGACGCATTTCCTTCTCAAGCTTTACGCGTGAGATCTCAGATGCATACCAATCTTTGCGGTCGCTGGGGTGATAATCATTAGGGTCGGTAGCAGTCCCTGGCCGTGACTCGCTGAACAGCGCCGGGCCAGCATCTTTTAGTGCGTAAACGTTGGCACCGTTGCGAGCTCCTGCTGGAACTACTCCAGATTCTTTTAGCCTCTTACGGACAGTGTCACGGTGCAGACCAAACGCATCAGCCAGCCTGGTGATGTTCCAGTTGTAGGCCTCTTCAAGGCGATTGATCTCTGCCACACGCTTGTCATCCTATCGGCACCGTACCTCTATTGATTTCGGCAGCATCGGCACCGCTAAATGCGGCAACCACGCGGATTAAAGCTAGGTGCTGCTGACGACCATGAACTGCCGAAAATTTGTCGAATTCCGCGGCTGCTTTCCCCCGTGGACAAGGCAATGCTCCTGGGAAGGACCCGCCATTTTTTTGCACCAAAATGGATCAAAAGCGGTTTATTCAAACCTACCAACCATCCCACTTGTCTGCCTTATCAATGTTGCAGGCTCTGCACAGAAGTTGTGCGTTCTCTTTTGAGTGGATGCCGCCTTTGCTTAACGGCTGAATATGATCAAGCTCGGGGGCATCGGCGTGCGTAGTTCCACGCAGCCCAACCGGGGTAAGCACACCGCACTGATTGCAGATCCAACCATCTCTTTCAAACACATCAAAAGGATCAAACGCGCCATAGGCAGCACGGCCGGATCTCTCTGCCGCTCTTCGTGCTGACTTTTCTCTTCGTTTGAGTACACGGGCAGCAGCCTGCTCGCAGCTATCAGAGCATACTCGCGACTTGCTTCCATACAGCCTTGAGAACACACAGCCGCATTGCGTGCATTTAATCGGCTCTCTACGACTGTGTTTAACAGCCTCGTACTGTTTAGCCCGATCCCTGCCAGCCTCAAGACGACATCGCTTGGAGCAGATCTTTACGCCACGCCTTGATGCAAATTGAGACGAGCATTGAACACATTCAATGAGCACAATTCTGGTATACGGACCAGTCCGAAGAGGCGTGTAGCTTTCCGAGCACACCCTGCTACAAAAGGTTTCACCCTCGCCTCTTGGTCGCTTTGTGTAGTAAGTCTTCGCACAATTCTTGCAGCTGTATGGGCCTCTACCCCTAGACGAAGGGCGGGAAGCCGAGGCGCACTCAACGCTACAGAACTTCTTTGCCGCAACTTCAAACGGCCTGAGGCTGAATGTTTTCGCGCACGCGGGGCAGGACCAGTCGACGCGCCTCTTTTTTCGGCCTTTGACGCCAGATGTCTTTTGCTTGTCTCGTTGTTGTCGCTGAAGGTCTCGGCACTTCTTAGAACAATAGACACGCCTGCGGCCCCTCGACGGCTGAATAAGGGTAACGCCGCAAGCAATACAGCACCCTGCTGACTGTTCTTTGCTCATACGCCTTATAACCCCTAGCTATCGTCACCTTCGCTGTTCTGGATAATATCAGCAACCGCCGCCCGATCAGCATTGAACCGGCGCCTAAGCGCCTCATATTCAGCTAGCAAGAACAAAAGCCCTTTATTGCCTTGCAGAATCAACGGTGGCGGGGGTAGCTCACTGGTTAGGTGTTCGGGTACCGCCGGGCAGTGGCTCTGCATCTCCATCTGCTGAATGTTGGAGCTCGCGCACCCAGTCAGTGATAACAGTAGGCCTATTGCCATCGAGCCAATCACGCGCTTCAGCATTGGTTTCCCCCAGTCTTTCCAGCGCCACCATGCTGGCGCGCATGTCGTCAGCAATAATGGTTAGCGTTCGGTCGCGCTCAGCCATGGTGGCGTTCAGCGTTTCAATCTGCTGGCGCTGCCATTGCTGGTGCTCGTGCAGAATCTCGGCCCGCTCGCGCTGTCGCTCGGCTTCAGCTTGGTAGGCGTCCCGCTGGGTAGTGACGTGCTGCCAGTAGAGATAAGCACTCACCAGGGCTAAGCCTCCCAGCGCCCACCCCATCACCCGACTCTTGAGCGTGCCGATCATTTGAGCAGCTTCCGAAGAAAGCCGAGAAAGATCTCGTAGAGGCCATCGGCCTTCTCCCGCATCCAGTCAGTGCCCAGGAATGCCAAGAACACGCACGGCGGGAACGCAATGATGGGCGGCCAGCCTTGTGACTCGGCGACCCACAGGAACACAGGGAACAGCGGCGTAGCCAGCAGCGTGCACATCACCGCGCCTAGCAGAGAGCGCTTGAAGCTGCCGCCTTCATGCACTCCACGCACAAATGCCATAGCAAACGTCACGATAGAAACCAATGCGATTGGCATGTACTCGAGCAGCCAGTGCCAGTTATTAGGGTCACGATTTGGCATGGCGCGTTTCTCTTTTCGTCTTGAATTCATGGCGCACCTCTCGGGCGGGCCTTGTCAGTTAGTCGATGGAAATGCCGCCAGCCGCTTTATAAACGCTCAGCAGCTCATCAGTTGCCAGTTCCCGCTGGCCATAGCCAGCGCCGGGAAGGCTCGCCCAAATCTTGCGGCAAGCGTGGATGGCGTCACGGATACGGCCGTCATGGATCAATGAAAGCGCTTTACATTGTCGAATGAGATGCACCGCACCCATGTCTTGGCTTGATGGAGTGAAGTCAGGGAGATTGAAACGCTCGGCTAAATCGTCCCAAGTGCGCGTCAAAAACTGGTACCGCCCAGCAGCGCTAGACTTAATCCTGTAAGCAGGCAGCCATACAAGCTGACGTGGGTGATCGTCGTAACTATCGAACGTCTTTCCGCCCACAATCACATCGTAGCCGTCCTCATAACCGAAACGCGGTGTACCTTCGGCATAGGCCAGCATGTCTAGGAACGCGGAGACGTTGCCCGCGCGCGTATCTTTAGGCGGTGCTGGCTCCACGTGCAGCAGTTCCGCCTCCTGAAGCCAATGGGTAGGAGAATGAGCAGACATAGAAAGCCTCGGGCACTGGAGACGTGAAGTAATCAGGCAGAAAGGATTAAACAAACGGGAACAGAGAGGAGTAAGCGGTGCCGAATAATGTTACAAGGGCTAGCCAGTCTTGGATGACTGAGCTATAGCCTAATGTTAAAACGCAAATACACCTCTCAAATGGAACCTGGAGGATCGCATGAAAAAGTGGATTATGATGGCGGCTGCAAATTGGCTGCGTAAGCCAGAAAACCAGCAGAAAGCTAAATCAGCATGGAACAAGTTTAGAGATCGCAAATCTTCGAAACAGACACCGCAGCATCAGCGCAATACGTCTGAGCGCCGACCTGGCGAAAACACCGATAGGCAGCCTTAACCCCCCCGGGCGGAACCAACCTAACTTCCTTGGAAAAGTAAAACCTAGATACGCAAAAGCCCTGCCGGTTACCCGGCAGGGCTTTGATGTGGGGTGGCTTAAGCGCGTAGCTTTCGCAGCCTACGGATTAGGATGCACCAAACCCGACACTAAAGCAAATTTTATAATCGAATGGCTTTCATCGGGTGCACCATGGTTTCCGCCAAAACACGAACTAATGTCATGTATAGAATGGGGCAACATTTCATACAGTATTTCTTTAACTGCTAATATAGCCGGACTTTTTATTAATAAAAAAATAGACGATACGCTACTGCGTTGACCCCCTCTCCTGACAGGTGCTGTACATGACACTGACATTAAATGGAAAATCTACTCAAAGACATCGTGTTAAACGATTATTTTTTCGTCTTATTTCCTTTCCCTTCGCTACGCTTCGTGGGCGCCTGGTCATTGGTGCCATAGTGCTGTGGAGTCTGCTTTGTCTCATTGTCTTAACGTTTGGCTGGAAGGCGGGACGGCTCCTGGTTAATGAGACGAATAACCAGCATCTGCGGTATGAAGCGGAACTCATCAGCAACTCTATTACATTTCAAGTGAATGAACGAGTCAGAGAACTTGAGCGTTTGGCGGAGAGTATTACGCAGCCAAGGGAAGGTGCTCTTCTTGAACAGCATGCTTATACCATGGAGCCACTCTTTGAGGCACTGCTACTCTACGATCTGAATAGCAAAATTATTGACGAGTGGCCGGCCGACGGAGGTGCCAAAGGCTATAGTTTTGCCGATCGAGAATATGCACGCTTTATGCACGCATTTAAAACCCCATACGTCAGCGAACCTCTTATAGGACGTATTTCAAATACACCGCTGGTGCTAATGCTGGTTCCCATGCATGACAACCAGGGACGCTACACAGGCTTTTTAGGTGGTTTAGTCAATATAAAACAAAGCCGACTGTTCAGAAATTTTGAGCAAATCCGTCTGGGCGATAACGGCTATGTCACAATTACGACCGCGTCTGGACTGCGTATTTACTCCCCAGGTCAACAAGAAGCTATCGTGACATTACCCGATACTATTTCACCAGTCCTAGACAAGGCGCTGGATGGATGGGAAGGCGAAAGTGTGGGCCGCTCGCTATCAGATGAGCCTCAACTGGTAGCCTATCGACAAATTTGGCCTGCTAACTGGATCGTTGGCGTACATCTACCACAAGACCAAGCCGAAGCCCCCCTTATTGCAGGCATGAAGAAAATCACTGTTTATGCCTGGGGCGTGCTCATCCTTATCTTACCTCTAGTATGGGGAGTGATATGGATAACGTTACGCTCCCTAGTTCAGCTTGCTCAGCAGGTTCAAGAACTTCAAGATGGGCGCCGCTCTGTACTTAATATTCCGACCAGTGCGATGGAGCTTCGACGCGTCATAGATGTAATTAATGCGACAGAGTCTGCTCGTCAGGTCAGCTTAAATGATCTAGCCGAGCAGGAGGCAATGCTAAGAGGGACGCTATCCGCTTCGCCGCTGGGCATGTTTGTTACGGATCAAGGTGGTCACTTGACGTTTATTAATGATTCCTTACATCAGCTATTGGGAGATGACGCCCCTAGCAGTCTAAATGACTGGAGCGACCGGGTTCACTGCGATGATCGCCAAGATGTTAGATCGGCTTGGCTGCGTAGTCTTGTAAAACAATCGAGCTTTGCGCGTCAATTTCGCTTCGTAGGTACTAATCAAGAGTTGTACTGGTTAGATGTGCATACAGCCGCTATTCGTGTAAACGATAAGTTCATAGGGACCGTCGGCACGGTGCGAGATATTACCCAACATTACAATGATTATGCTCAAAAGAACTGGGAAGCAGAGCATGACCCTCTGACCCGCTTGCTTAATCGTCGTGGGCTTAGGAGGCACCTAAAAGAGTTGTTTAATCAATGGCAAAGTACGGAAAAACCGACAGCAGTTATTCTTTTCGATCTGGATCATTTTAAACCGGTGAACGACCAAGGAGGTCACGCCCTCGGCGATCAAATGCTTCAACAGATCGCTAGTGTTATACAAAACGAAGTGCGAAGCAGTGATTATACAGCTCGACAAGGCGGGGATGAATTTGCCATTCTGCTGCCAGGCTGCACACCAGAGCGTGCCCCTATGATTGCTGAGTCCCTGCGCGCAAGCATTGCCGCTTGCTCAGTTGAAGCTAATGGACGCCAATGGAAAGTTACCGCAAGTATAGGTGTGAGCCACTTCCACAAAGGCGATAAGACTATCGATGATGTTCTATCTCGCGCTGATGCGGCCAGCTATCGAGCTAAGAAGAATGGACGCAATCAAATTGAAGTGTCGGAGTGAAGCCTAAATTTTTAATAGTCGTTTAGACTATAGAGATAGTCAGAGCGTTGGCCATCATTTTTGGCCAACGCAACCTAATCTATTCCTGCCCGACCTCCCCCAGCGCCACTACTTGCCATAACCGCTTACGCCCCCGCTTACCCGCCACCTGCAACGCCTCAACACTCTCAAAATGTCTAACGCCCTCATTCATCCCCAGCGCTCTGAGCAATACCTCCTGTCGTTCCACCATCTGCCTCGCCGTGACCATCCACTTGCTAGCGCCCATCTTCTCGGGACGCACCCGGGCAGCCTGTAATAGCATTGCCGCGGCTTGGCGTTTGGGTAGTTGATCGAGCATTACGCCGCAGGCTTTATGCCACTCGCTTTGAGGGTGGTAGCGAAGTGCGGCCAGCATGGCCTGATCACTACGCCCACCGCCGCCCGGCATCTCTCCCGCTAGAGCCGTCACACTGAACGGTTGGAAGCCAGGGTTATCGTGGCGATAATCCAGCTGCAGCTCCAGCATGGTGTCAATGATGCGGGACACCGCTGCATCACGCGCTCGTTCATCACTCTTTGCGGCCTCAACGACATGCCAGGGGTTTGCTACTCGCTTCCAATCGTCAAACTGCATGCTGCTCCCCTTTTGCTGTGCCATCACCCTTTTCTCCACTCGGTACCGTTTTCCAGCGCCAGCCGCTCGCCGACTATTTGCGTGCGGGGCCAACTGACATATTCCCTAAGCACTGCTTTTGCCTCCTCGAGTCCCAGCGCCAGTACGGCGCAATAGCCCTCAAATTCGCTATCTTCCAGCCACTCGAATTGGCTATCGGCTAACGGCGCATCCTTTGGTGGGGTGGCCTTGAACTCAAGGTACAAGCCAAACCAGCCACCACGGGCCTGACGTACAGAAAAATCGCTAACACCTGCCTTCACGCCTTGCCGCTTGAGGTCACTCGCGGTTTTCTTATTGCGGTGGCCACCGTTGGGCACATGGAAGGTGGCGTCGTATAACTCGCCTACCAGCTGGCCACGCATCTTCTCGCCATAGAGCCAACGAATCAGCACGGCTTGCTCCTGCCCTTCCCAATCAACAGGCCTAGCTCTAGGTTTGCCGTCTTTCTTGAGAGCGCGCGGGCGGCGTGGTTGCTGAATACGTAAGCTCACACCAAGCCCCCTACAGTCCGATCAATCAAACGCTGTTGGCGCTCCCACGCTTGATAGCTCGCCATCACCTTTTCAAGCATGGCGGCAGCCTGTTCGTTATGATCCAGCTCGGCACGGCTTTGGATACCGCACGCTTTGCGCAGCCAGCGAGTAGCGCCAGCGGCTTTAAACGTGCCGTCCGGAAACTCTCGATACTCGAGCGCATTGCGTGAGCGCCAGCGGCAATCAAGATACAGCCAAAAGCGCGGGTTCTGACAGAGCATTGCCGCGCGTCGGGCGTTGGGTCCGCCCTTCTGTGTAGCGTTATCCATCGTCTTGCTCTCCCCGCTGATTGAGATCCCGCGTGTTCCAGCACAGTGCTCCAATCATGCAGCCAACCGCGATGCAGACACCTGCAAGCACGCCGAATAGAAAAATCGTTACGCCGTCCATCGTTGACCACCTCGCTGTGATTTGCGTAAACAGTGTTTGCACGCGGGCAATTCAGCGCCGGTACCGGATTCGCGAAACTCGCTAGCGGCTTTGCGGTATTGGCACTGTGGGCATTTGCGTTGCGTGTAGGGCTGGCGGGTCATGAGTCACCTCCAGCTATTTCAGGGCGGCTAAACGTTCGCGTTTCTAGCTGAATGGCGCACTCTTTGGGCATTGAGTAATATTTCTCAAGCAACGGCACGGCGGGAACCTCGCGCTCCCCATGCGTTGTGAGCTGATAGCCCTTTATCGTGCGGGCGACAAATTGTTGTGTGACGAGCTCATCACAGGCAACGCGGATTTGATGCAGCGACACGGGCAGCTTGTAGGCATGCGCCAGCGTGGCGATGTGTTGCGGGTCGCAAGGGGCAGTACGCGCCAGCAAGCGTAGGACGATGTTTTGATGATCGATGGGCTTTAGGATGCTCATGCCGCACACTCCAATCCAATCAGCGTCACAAGCGCAACAAAGCGAACGCGGTACCAGTGCGGTTGCGTCTCCCTCGGGGATTGCGGGCTGACGACATTCTTTCCGTAGGCCAAGCCTTCATTGGTGATGCACCAGAAGCGCTTGGCCTTGCCGCCTGTTGACTTGCGACTGCGCTGCTCTAACAGGCCCAGCTGAAACAAGCGCTCATTGAAGGCGGCAGCGGTGCATTTAACGCCATACTCACGCAGAAGCTGGGTAGCGCTAGCGGTATCCATCGCGCCCACATGACCAGGGGCGCTATCTTCGGTGTAGTCGGGCAAAAAGCTGGTATCGGCACCGGTGGCCTTGCCTGCCTTTTGCAGCATGACGACCTTGCCTGAATCGGAAGGGCGTAGAACAGTAATGGCGAGCTCACACAGCGCCATGGTGGCGGGGATGCTGGGCTGGCTGCTTATCGGCTTGGCGGTGCCGCTTTCTAGGTCATACCAGCGTTTGATAACAGCGGCACGGCGCTTAACGTCATAGCCGGTTACTAAAACCTCAGTATGGTAGCGGTCGAGCTGGTAGCACGGCTGCTTTCGCCCCCGCCCATCAATGTAATCGGCCAAAAAGTCGGCCGATTGAATTTCTAGCTGATCGCACATGGTCTGAATGTCAGCCATGACATGCTTATGCTGCTTGCCCGTCAGTTCCGCTATCTCACGGCTACTCATGGTCACGCTTTGGCTTTTCAATATCGGGTTCATAGCTAACGTGCTCCTATGCTCGTTAAATACGGTTAAAGGCCGCCAAGCGGACGGGGTAGGTGTTGTTTGGGTGCCGCTTATCCATCGCCTCTTTTGCAAGCTGCTGCGCTTTATCCAGCAGGAAACCTCTTGGCGCAGGGAGCCAGCTTTTTGTAGAGAAAGTGCCGTGCTGCCAGCTCTCTTGACTGCTGTCTGCGCGATAGCGCGACGCTGAATAAAAATAGTGGCGTGTAATCATGGCTAACGTCCTCCCAGGGCAGCGCGTAACGAGCGCAGCCCTTGCTCTGAATTCATACGGGGCGGCATGCCCGCCGCCTCTGCCTGTTGCTGTGCCGCCTCACGGCTAGCGCGTTCTGCCAATTCCGCGCGGTTCAACTGGCTGTCGTGGCCGATCAGCGTGCGGGCCTGCAGCTGCTCGCCTGCCATCACGCGGTTAACTAGCGCCGTGTATTCCTTCAGGAAGCGGCGCTCTAAGCGGTCGGTGCGAGTTTCGCCCCCGCCGTGGGTCAGATCCCACCAGCCAACAGCCTGCCCAGCCATACGCACGGCTTCATGGCTCCACCGATGGCGGCTAGGTTGGTGAGCGTTGGCGGTGGCTTCGCGCCATGCCTCAGCCTCAGCGGGTAACCCTAGGTCTTCGGGCTTCGGCTGACACAGCGCGGCAAACGCTAGCGGTGTCGGTGGCCATGCCTCGCTGTTCTGACGTGCCGCGTCCTGAATCTGCTGGCGCACACGGCGCAGGCCGATAGCTAGTTGACCGGGCGTAACGTGCTGCAGCTCTGCCCACCATGCGCCAGTGGCATCGAACGCGCCCCACTCGCTGGTGAATTTGTTTCCGTACATCTCGCCCATGGCGTTGAACAACTCGTCTACGTCACCAGCCGTTAGCGCGGGTATATTCCCCGTCGAGCGTCTGCCCTGGTGGCTCTGGCGTTCTGCCCTCGGCGGCGGCTCGCGCCTCTTGAGCGGTGATACGGCGTTTTGGAGTGCTGCTGCGGCGGTTTGCATGGGCGTTGCCTCCGGTGGTGGTCAGGGCGGTTTGCTGGCGTTTGGCGTTCTCAGCGACCCAGCGCACAAAGCGGCGGGTCCAATCGGCGTAGGTGTGGGTGCGGGCAGGCTGGGCAGCGAAGTGCTCGCGGAAATCCAGCAGCGCATCGTGAACGTTCGCATCCGGGGCTAGCCCACGCTGCCAGCAGGCAGTCGCGTAGGTTTCCGGCTCCGGTTCCCATTCCAGCGTCATCGCGGTTTTTCGGGGTTGGGTCAGATCGTCGGCAGCGGGTTCGCCATCGTCGGCTTGCTGGGCAGCCCGCTCGAACACGTTTGGCTCTTGCGCGCACGCGTCAGAGAGAGTGGGGTTAATGACAGGTTCAGTGACAGGTTCAAAAGAGTGACAGGTTATGGGGTCAGCCGCTGATACAGCACCCCGGTCAGCCGCTGTCGGGGGTAGGTCAGCCGCTGATACACCACGGTCAGCCGTTGACCGGGGTAGGTCAGCCGCTGACCCCTTGGTTTTACCAGGGCGATTTGGTTTTTTTCGCGCCAGCGTTTTGCCGTTATCGAGCGTCAATCGATAGCAATTACTGGTTTGATGACCAGGACGCTTGCGCTCTTGAATAATCAGATAGCCAGCATCCGCCAGCGCTTTGATGTGCGCCTTAACGGTGCTGCGCCCCATCTCGCATTGGTCAGCAATGTACTGATAGGACGGGAAGCACTCGCCCTCATCGTTGGCGTTATCCGCCAATTTGAGCAGTACCAGTTTTCGATTGGCATTCCCGACCTTAATGCCAAACGCTTTGGCCATCAGCATCATGCTCATAGCTCAACCTCACAAATACCTGTATAGAAATTCACGGCTGCGGTGCCGATGCGGTGGGCGTGGCTGTGGCGCTATGCTTAGCGGTGTCAGCTTTGAGCTTTCCACCTGTTACACGCTCTAGCTCATATTGACGAAGCATCGGCACAACGTTGCCCCACTGGTTGATTGCCTGGGGTGTAATGCCTAGCGCCTCAGCAAGCTTGCGAGTGCTACCAAAGTGCTCGATGGCTTTGCGAGTTTGCATGCCTGGGTCTCCTGTTGTGCATCCCAGAATTAAAGCATGCTTTTAAAGTATCAACAAGCATGCTTGCTGAGGCTATAAGTAAGCTAGCTTTATGAACCAATCCGAAAGAATTGCCGCTGCAATGCGGAACAAAGGGCTTACTAAGTCTGCGCTGGCTAGGGCGTGCGGAGTGAGTGCGGCTGCTGTTGGTCAATGGCTTAGCCAAGACACCAAAGCGCCCAGGGCTGAAAACATGCTGAAAATCGCGGAGGCAACCGGATGTCGATTTGAATGGCTTACGACAGGTAAGGGGCAGATGCTTCAGACCGAGACAAATGTAGGCTCTGGGCCAAGTTTAAAGGGCTACTGCCCAGAGATAAGCTGGGTGCAGGCGGGGCACTGGGCTGAGGTATGCGACATCAACACCGACCCAGAGACAACCAACTGGTACCCGCGCCCACCGGGAGCCAGTGAGCAAACGTTCGTGCTGCGCGTGGTGGGCGAAAGCATGATGCCGGACTATCCGCCCGGGCGTTTAATCTTTGTCGATCCTGAGCAGGTGCCGTTACCCAACGATGATGTAGTGGCCGTAATGACCGAGAGCAACGAGGCCACGTTTAAGCGCCTGATCGAAGAGCCTGGAAGCCCGCGAATGCTTAAAGCACTCAATCCTGCTTGGGCAAACCCTTACATTGAAATCAACGGCAACTGCCAGATCATCGGCGTAGTGATCGCTGACATGCGGATGCGCCAGCGCTAATTCTCAATATCGTAATACCGATAACGGCCCGCCATCGAGCGGGCTTTTTCGTACCCAAAATTAAAGCATGGCTAAAAAATTACTAAAGCTTGCTTGCTTCATTCTTTAAAGATTGCTTTAATCTCTTTAAGGAATTCAAGCGAGGGTAAACACCATGCAAACCACCATCGAACCAACAGAGTTTGAATGCCAAGGCTTCAAGTGCCGCTTTGGCCCCCGTAACAGTGAATGGCCTAGCCGCGTTCAGGCGCAGGTGATTGCCTGCATCGCGGCGGGCATGACCCATAAAGAGATTGCCAAGCTGCGTGGCTGCTCGCCTCGCACAATCAGCGCGACCTCTGCCGCCATTCTCTACTACCTGAACGCTCACCGTGCCGCTAGCGCCGTCGCCGAAGCCATGCGCCGTGGCTGGATAGCGCCGCTCATTGTTGCCCTACTCATCAGCGGCATCAACCCAGACGCCGACGCCATGCGCCACCGCCCACCGGCTCGCAACCGCCAGCAGGTCAGCGCCAGCCGCACCGTGGCGCGTCGTGACGTAGGGAGTGTGTACGCATGAGCCTACAAGCCCCCAAAACCATCACCGAAGTATTCACGGCTAACCTCATCAACACAGGCTTCGTTTGCACGCTGCTGCAATGCCAAGAGCTGGCGCTTGCCGTCAACCTGCAAGGCCGCTGGGCCGTGATGCTCGAAACCAGCCAGCACGGCATCTTCTGCGAAACCTGGGACGCCAAGCACAACGCCCAGCACTTCAGTCACGTTCACCTGGATTGCTTTTACTCAAAGCCCGATTTTGCCATCGAAGAAATCTGCGACATCGCTGAACACCTCACCACGCTGCTGCATAACAGCGCAGGCGGTGCCCAATGAAACACGTCATCAGCCTACGTTTCGTCATCCAGCGCTGGCGCGAGCTAGCCATGCAAGACGGCTACACCGACCACAACACGGTGATTTACGCCGAGCCCACTGCTCACGGCTGGCTGCCTGCCTTTCTCGCGACCAACGGCACACAGATCGTCGCCGCCACGAGCGTGCCGTTCCCAACGCAGTTAGCAGCGCGAAACAGCCTGCGCAATTTACTGCAGCAAGCGCACGACGCGGGCCACATCAATCTGAACGAACACCCCAATGCACAGGAGCACGCCGCATGAGCAAGCAAGCCACCAAATTACTCTGGGCCGCGTTTCTGTTTGTCGTCCTGCTAGTCATGGGCCAGCTATCCAAGGGCGAAGCCCAGGAACAAGCCGACTGGCTCATCAGCTACTGCACCGATGCCGCCGTGTGGCAAGCCGAAGAAGCGCGCGGTGTGCCGCTAAACCAACGCACAGGCCAGCCCGACTATCGCGGTATTGCGGCAGAGCAATGCCCAGGCATGCGCCCAGCAGCGCCAGCGGCGGAAACCCGTGAACACATTGTTTACAGCTACCCCGACTACGCACAGCCACCCGTTCAGATTGTTCAGTTTTGAGGTGATGACCATGGCAGCAATTCAGAAAACGCCCCTTGAGCGCTTCCAAGAAACCATCAGCGAGCACCAGCTAACGGTCATTCATGATGACGGCCTGCACCGCCACCTGCGCTGCGCTCGCCCTCAATGTGGCGATCGTCATTTCTTTATCACGACCTGGCCGGGCTACCTGTGCATCAGCGGTGATATGGGCTGCTACGTATTCCAGCGCGTTGAGGACATGTTCAAGTTCTTTCGCAATGACGAGCTAGGCATTAACCCCGGCTACTGGCAAGAAAAGCTGCAAGCGGGACCAAGCATCGCGCCGGATGACATCAGCAAGGAATGGGTGGAAGACAAGTTTCGGCTTGAGATTAAAGAGTGGTTCGAAGATGCCACCGAGGATTGGAGCGACGAAGACAAAGCCGAAGCGTGGGAAGAGGTAGAGAGCGAGGTGCTGAGCGAGGCGGAAAACGAATGGCGCGCTATCAATGCGGCTATGGAGTTTCGTTTCAACGATGAAGAGCTTTTCCAAGACTTTTGGGAAGTCGACTGCAAGCAATGGAAAAGCCACTACCTCTGGTGCTGCTACGCCATCGTCTGGGCTATCCAGCAGTACGACGCCACCAAGCAGGCCGCCGCGTGATAGTCCGCAACAAGCTCGGCCAAGCCGTGTCCGTCGGCAACCGCCGCCGCCACTGCCGGTGTCGGGTATGCGGTGCACGGCAGGTGAAAGCAAAGCACCCCAGCGATTACCTGCGCCCTATCCGCTGCAGAAGCTGCGGCAGCATCGACTCTCTCCGGATCGATACCTGGGCAGACAACCGCGGTTGGCGGCACCTGACGTGCTACTGCGACGGCTACCACTTCCCGCACCGGATCCGCTCAGAGTTTTGCTATCACAACCCCAACTACCCCGCCGATGACGGCCATCGTGACATGGCCAGCGGCATGTAGAGGCCCGCTATGAATGTTGACGAACAGTTTGACCGAATCTTTAAACAGCCAGCGCCAGCAGAGGACGACGCCGGCGAAAACAATCAGGACAGCGAGGTGCCGTCATGAGCGCGATATACACAACTGACCCAAACACCGGCGAAAGCGTCACACTCAGCGAGCTAGCACGTCGCCACGACTTACACGTAGGCACCCTTTCCCGCCGCTACGCCAGCGGACACCGTGGCCGAACACTGGTAAAGCCCTTTAACAGCGTAACCGCTGCGGAAAAACAACATGCTAAAGCAAGGGCTGAAGCAGCCCGAAAGCAATCCATCATTAGCGCCAGCGGTGTCGCGCTTACTCGGCCGTTTAAGCATATTGCCAGCGTCAGCAAAATGGCTGGGGGTGGGCAGTGAGCGAATACACACAAGGCGTAGTCGCTGACGGTGCTGCCATCCTTAAGGACGGCCAACCGCTGACCATTGAGCAGGTCCTAGAAGCGCTACGGGAGCGCGAAGCCCTCGCGGCACATGTGAAACGTTTAACGGAGGCGCTCAACCACAGCATGCTGGACTGGATTATATGTGGCATGGCAACAAACGGCCGCCTCAAAGAAGATGGCCCAATGGCTATGTATCAGGAGTTAAAAAACGCTCTTGCTGATAATCCAGCCAGCAGCCTCACACACCGTGATGCGCTAAAGCAGGCGGAGGCGTTGGAAAATCTTTACAACGACATCCAGCGCCAAAACACAGGCGGAATGATACGCCAGGGTATCTTGCTGGATCGCGCTATAGAGCTACGCCAACAAGTAGAGGACCAACAATGACCCAGCCCACCCACACCCGCCGGGTAGGCGGTGGAAAGTTCCAGGAGATAGCGCAACACCAAGGCGCCGGTGCTGAGCTGGAGGGGAAATGGCTGGTGCTCTACCGGGATCTCGAAAAGGGTATCGACAGCATCACCAATCTGCATGAATGGGAATGTAACTGGCGTGAGATTAAGCCCGATGATTGCTCTGTCTGTATGGGCACCGGTCACGACCACATCAAAGGCAATAAGGATCGCCCATGCGGCCACTGCTACGGCCTGGGCAGAGTTCGCAAAGATGGCAGCACCCCGGCCGATATGTGGGAGCTATCCGAAGTTGCAAAACGGATCATCATTGCTCTCGAGAATGACGTGAATGAGATGGCTGAGGCCCTAGCCCTCCCCGGCGTCCGGGATCTTATCGAGCAGCAGCGCCAGCAAGTTGTTATCGACAGCATGGCTCGGCAGGAGCAGGAATGGCGAGACAGTCGCGGCCACGGCCCTGGCGGTCAGAGGATGACAGGAGACTGATATGTCGGTGCTTACCTACACACCAAAAGAGGCATCCAAAGCGCTCAGCGTGTCGGTGGCCACCGTATACCGCTGGATGGATGACGGCACCCTACCCGTAGTGCTGCTGGGTAAGCGCCGGATGATTCACGCAGAGCGGTTGCGGCAAAAACTGGACGCCGACTGCGCTGGGCAGCAAACTAATTACGCGCCCGGCGTGGTGAAAGGAGAAACACCATGCCTCACAAACGTAAGGGGTCACCGTATTGGTGGACCAAAATCACCCCGCCGGGAGGCGGTACGCCGATTAGACGCTCTACTGGGACGGTAGACTATCGGGAAGCAAAAGCACTGGAAGCCAAGTGGCGATCGGAACTCTATCAGCAAAATGCCTGGGGCAAAGCGCCCCAACATTCATTTGCCGAAGTGGCCGCCGAGTTTCTGGTGGTCAGCAAGGAAAAGCGTACATTTGAGGATATACAGCGCCGAGTCGGGCGCTTGTATGACCACTTTGGGCCAGACGTGGTAATGGAGGAGATGGCTGGAAAGGACGTGCGGGAGTTTATCTCTGCTCGACAAGCTGATGGCGTTAAGCCTGCGACGATCAACCGGGAGCTATCGATTCTGAGCGCGATGATCAATCACGCGATTGAGCAATTAGAGTGGCCCATGAGCAATCCTGTTCGCGGCAGGAAGCTCAAGGAGCCAGAAGGACTCGTGAGATGGATCACTCATTCAGAAGCAGACCGGCTAGTAGCAAAAGCAAAAACGCAGAGAAACGGAGAGCGACTAGCAGACTTCATTCTTTTGGGCCTGAACACCGGCGCTCGAATGAACGAGCTGTTGAAGATGAGCTGGTCACGGGTCGACTTCGATAATGCCCTACTTCACCTAGAAGGTGAAGACACCAAGAGCGCTAAGCGCCGCTCGATACCGCTGAACGATGCGGCGCTAGCAGCATTAAAGCGCCGCTGGATATGGGTTGCTAATATTTGCCCACACAGCGAATGGGTATTTGCAAAATCGAACGGCGAACGGCTTGGGTGTCTGCGAGAAGGGTTCAAAAGTGCATGCAAAAAAGCGCTGATTAAGAACTTCCGTATCCATGACCTTCGGCACACGTGCGCCAGCTGGATGGTAAGTGAAGGTGTTCCCCTGCTGGATGTAAAAGAAGTACTAGGGCATTCGACCATCAAGATGACAGAGAAGTACGCCCACCTAGCGCCCCACCGCGCCCGCGATGCGGTTAACCAGCTAGGAAATGGCTCGAGGAGAAGCACGCCGGCAGAAGTGGTCGAACATTCCCAGACACAATCTGGACACAGTGAAAGACCGGTGCAGTTAATAGAAGGCTTGCTAGGAAGGAAACGCAGAGCCTAG